ATTAAACTAGGTAGATGGACTATAGAAGATTGTCAAAAAAAAACAAATAGTAAAATTGATAGTTCAAATGAAGATCATTGTGGTCCTTGTGGATTATATAAAAAAAAAGATACTTAAACCATAATTTGCTATTTATAATAATGAATTATTATTTATTTTTTATTTTATATAACTTTAATTTGTATGATTCATTTATTTATAATAAACAAATATATAGATCATGTACAAATAAACAAATATATAAAATGTGTACTAATGATAATAAACATATATTTTACAACTTTGGTACTAATCCTCGACTAGAATATCCTAATGAAAATGGACAATTAACATGGTATCCAATAGGATTTAAACAAGAATTTAGTAAAGAACCAAAACAAATTACTATTCAAAATAATAATTATATAGTTTGGAAAGAAGATACAACTTATTATGCATTAAAAAACGGTTATCCTTTTCAAAATAAAATATTTTATCCATATAATAAATTGAAATCATGTTCTTGTAATACTGATTCTTGTAATACTGATTCATGTTCTTGTAATACTGATTCTTGTTCTTGTAATACTGATTCATGTTCTTGTAATACTGATTCATGTAATAATAAAACATGTTCTTGTAATACTGATTCATGTAATAATAAAACATGTTCTTGTAATACTGATTCATGTAATAATAAAACATGTTCTTGTAATACTGATTCTTGTAATAATAAAACTCGTAATAATAAAAATGATTCACAAAATAATATACGAAATATATTATTTTATAAAGTTGTTGAAAAAGCAGATATGGTTTATCTTAATACTATTCCATTAACCAATCAAGATGATATTAAATTAATTAATGAATCAGCAATTTATGTTGAACCTGAATATTTAGATAAAAATAAAATAGCTGTATATTTATATGAAAATATTGATATTAATTATAATGCAAAATATGTTACTGTAAATAATTTAGATCTATGTCATACTTTTGGAAACATTAAAATTCCTAATCCTAAATATAATTCTAGAATAGAAAAAATAGATTATTGTGAATTTCATTATAAAATTACATATAATTATTTTACAGTTAATAATATAAAAATTGAAAATGAATATTTACTTCCTCATACAACAATATCTCGTGTATATTTTAGTAGTTTTAATTCAACTGTTATTAGTTATGCATTACCAATTACAACATCTAAAACAAAATTATTTGTTAAATATTATAGTAGTTATAATAATTCAAATTGTATTATACATTTTTTAGGTGATAAATTTATAAAAAATATAATATATACAATGTTTAAGCAAGATATACTTTTTATTGGTTATAATAATATATTTTCAAATCATTATAAATTAAATTATAAAAAGTATTATCTTTAAATTAAATTATTAGACTGTTTTATTTTTTTTTGTTTTAACAATTTCGTGTTTTTTGGCTAATTTATCTTTTTGTTTTAACCAAGAATCATATTCTTTTTCAATCTTAATTAATTCATTTAACCAAATATTATGCACTGTCATATTATTCAATGTATTATATTCAACATTTTTATCTTCCTCTTGACTTTTAAGTTCATCTATTTTTTCTTTTGTCAAGTTATAAATAGGCATACTTAACAAATAGTTATAAGATATATCATTGTCATTTTTATTTTTACCTAATCTAGGAAATTTAAGTTGTTCTAATTCATCTTCAATATCTGATTTCTTTTTATTATTAACAACTAATTTCTTTTCAATAATCATCAAAATGAATTTTACTTTGAAACTAATTAATTTAAGTTGGAATTCAAGAAATTCAAGTTGATATGCTTTTCTTTTTTCATAATATTCTAATCTAACATTAAAATATTCATCAATAATATCAAGTACATTATTATATTTATGAATAGTACCATTTCTATCAAATAAATTCATATTATTCAAGCTATATTTCTTAACAAGATGATATTGTTTTTCAATATCTTTAGCACCATTTAAATAACCATCTTCAAAAGTTAATTCAAAATATACTTTTTCATCAGTATTACTTTCTTTATAACTTAAAAATGGATTATCTTCTTTTTCTTTTTTTACTGGTTTTTTAGCTGGAGGTTTTTTACCTTTAACAGTTGTAGTTACTAGTGCTTTTTTAGGTTCATCTCCTTCAAGTAATTTTTCTAAAAATGCTTTATAGTCATTTGTTGATTCACCTACTGGTAATTCTGTTATAATTAACTTGTTATCTTTGATTTGATATGATCCATAAATTTCATAATTATAATCATCTACTTTAGCTACAGTTCCTTCAAAACCTTGCCACCATGGGTCCATTTCTTCCATCTCTTTACCTTTTAGTTTTTGTTTCAAGTTACTAATAATATCTTTTGGATTATATGGAGGTATTTTAGTTGAAAAACCAGTTCCAATACCTTGGGTACCATTAACTAAGATCATTGGAATTATAGGTACATAATATTCTGGTTCAATAGGTAGACCATCTTCATCTTGATGAATTAATACAGGATCATCAATTGGATTATATATTAGGGTTGTTATTTTTTCTAATTCTGTCCAAATATATCTGGGTGATGCAAAATCTTTTCCTGATGCTAACCTGCTGTTATGTGTAACTGTAAAATCTGCTAACAAAAATCTTTCATTTTGATCAACTTGCCATCCATTAAAATTATTTTTACCTAAATAATTTATTTTAAATTTATAATTGTGTGATGATAATATAGTTCTTTCTTTATTAATATTAATTTGTTTTCTTTCTAATTTACAAGGTATCATATTGATATTTTTACCAAATATTCTGATAGTTGACATAATTATAAGTTGATTTTTAGTTGTTGTACCCAGATTTACGGATGCTCTTGAAACAGCAAACCCTAAACTTTTTGCAATAAATTCAACTGACTTTAATAAATTTCCATGTAGTCTTTCTGATTGTGTAATTTCATAATATGGTTGTGTTGTTTTATTTTTTAATGTTCCATCAGTATCTATAAATCCTGCTAATAGTTGTAATCGTGTGGTTGCATTATTAAATATATAATTATTTGGAACATGCTTATTTTTAAAAAGATTTAATTTTTTTAAAAGCTGTTTAAATGGATTTAAATCAGATCTTGTCTGTCCATGAATTGTTTTTCCATAATTTGTAGTTTCACATGTTTTTTCAAAATACCAATCGCATGCTGGATGAACAACTTTTGATGATAAACAACCTTCACATGTTGTTGAAGAATGATTTTTATCACCAACTGATGTTCTGTAGCCTGATTTTTTTCTTCTTAGTCCATAATGATAGTTTTCATGTTCTTTACCATTTGTATGATGTACTACCTCACAATTTATAGTGTCTGCCCATTTTACAAATTCTTTGACTATTTCATGATCAGCACTAGTAAACCCATTTCCTTCATGATTACCATCGCCTAACCATGCTCCTAAAATATAGGGATCTATTAAAATGTCTTGTTTTTCCCAATTAATTATATTTTCATTAGTTAATAAGAATATTTTATCCTTATTATAATTTGAAAGATTTAAATAATCTAATAACTTAATATCAATAATATCAGAAAAACCGTATAATTTTTGTATGCTTTGTTGTTTATTTAGTGCTATATTATAAGCTTCTTCTTTTGTTAGTTGTGATTTATTATATTGATTAATATTTTTAATTTCTTTTTCATTAGTTGTGAAACAAATATTTTTAATATGGGTACCATCAAAATAATCTATATAATATGCTTTATTACATTCTTTCCAATATATTTTAGTATTATCTTTAAATCTAACAGTTAATATATGTTCTTTATTACATATAAATTTTTCATTTGTTTTTTTATTGATTATTTCATACATATCATCAACACCAGATGTAATTTTTTGAACAATACGTTTTTTACCATCATCCCCAATTAATTCATCATTAATTTGAACATCTTTTGCTTGTTTTAATGTACCATTCCATAATAATATCTCTGTTTCAGGTGATAAACAACCAAATTGTCCATTAGGTTTTAAAATGTTAATATTATTTGATCCCATATAGTTTTGTGCCATACCTATAATAGCACCTGTTAAAGAAGCTTCACCATGATGATATGCTGCTTTATCAGAAACAAACCCAGCTAACTGTGCAACTTTAACTTCTGTTTTATCTAATCCTCTTAAAAATGCACCGTATAATATTTTTCGTTGTGAAGGTTTTAATCCATCAATCAATGAAGGAATAGACCTTGATAAATCATCATTTGAAAAATGAATTAAATCTGAATGAATAAATTTAGAATATGATATTTCTTTTTCTTCATATTTTAACACATCCTGTTTATCATAATGTTGAAGCCATACTTTTCTATCATCCGCTCTATTTTTGTCAAATGCTAATAAAATAGCATCTTCATCACTATTTTTATTATATGGTAGTTTTTCATTATTATTATCTGATCCTGAATATGATTCAGGATTAACATTAAGTTCAAGATTATTAGTTAATTGTTCAGACCAAATATAATTAATCAATTTATTTTCAATACCTTTAAAGTACTCTCTTGCTTCCGCAGAAGTACTAGTACCAAGCCCTTTATAGTATTTAATTTTCCATGAACTTGTATTATTATTTGTTAACCAATCTTCATAATCAGTTAAATTATAAAATGATTTTTCTTCTTTACCTTTGAATGCTTTTACAATTGGTGTTGCCATTGATGTTATAAATCCTGCTCTGCTTACTAATGAAGGCCAAATAGAATGAAAAAAATTCATTAATAAACCTTTAATATGAGATCCATCGACATCTGCATCAGTTAAACATATAATTTTACCATATCTTAATTGATTAAAATTGTCATCTTTACTATAATCAACATCATGTCTCAATCCAATAATTTGTTTTAAATTATTAATTTCTTCATTATTCATAAGTTGAGCTGCTGTTGCTTCCCTCGTATTTAAAAGTTTACCTTTTAATGGAAATGCACCATAATAATCACGACCGATTACTCCCATACCAGACATTGCAAATGCTTTTGCAGAGTCACCTTCTGTTAATATTAATGAACATTTCATAGAATCTTTTGTACCAGCTTTATTTGCATCATCTAATTTAGGAATACCTCTTATTTTAGAAATTTTTTTTCCATCTGTCTTTTTTAATGATGAATTTTCTTTAAATTTTGCTAACTCAATTACTTGATCAATAATACCACATTTAACAAATTTTTTAATAAAAGGTTGATGGATTACATATTTTGAACCAAACTTTTCAACTTTTGAAGTACATGTATCTTTAGTTTGTGAAGAAAATGATGGGTTAACTAATGTTGAATTAATAAAAAATACTAAATTTTCCTTTAATAATTGGGGAGAAATTTTAATATCTTTATCTTTCTTTTTAATATAATCATTTATTAGTGTTTTTATAATATTATTATCAACTACATGGGTAACTTGGGTTCCACCATTATATGTATTAATACTATTAACAAATGAAATAACTTGATTACCTTCATCAGGCCTATATAATATTCCAACTTTCCATCTATCATTTGTTTCATCAATATAAACTTCTTCATCTGGATAATATAAACTTATGTATGATCTAAAATTTGTCAAATCTATTTTTTTTTCATTAAAATATACTTTTAATTTATTTTCATTCATTCCTGCAATATCAATTGTTCTTCTATAAAAAAGATTATAATGATCATTATTCATATCTTTTAATCCAAATCTTTTAATATCAGGATAAAATGTAATTTTTATAGAACTTTTAACATTTTTTATATCCGTTACTGTTGGTTTTCCAATAACTAACATATTTTCTGACCATTCTTGAACAAATTTTTTTTTTCTTTTACTATCAATTATTTCTACAATAAATCTTGTTGAAAAAATATTTACTAATTTTGCACCTAATCCATTACGACCACCAGTTGTTCTTTCTGTAGTATCATCAAAATTACTACCAGTTAAAAGTTCACCAAAAATCATTGATGGAATTAAGATTTTATGTTTTTCATGTTCTTCAATAGGTATTCCATTATCACCATTATTCCAAACCGATATAAATCCTTCTTCTTTATTATATTCAACTTTAATTGTATCACATGATTTATCATTTTGACTTGCATCCGCTGAATTAACTAATATCTCATCAAAAATTTTTAAAAATCCTGGGGTAAATTTAATTATTTTCTTTTTCATTTTATTATTTTCTTCATCATAAATCCAATGTTCTTCATCAGTACATTCTATTGATCCTACATATGTATCTGATCTTACTAAAACATGCTCACGTGGTGTTAATTTATCATATTTACTTGAATCTTTTGACATGAATATTGAATATATTATCTTTTTAAATAGGTTTTTCAATTTTTATAGTATGCATATATTTTTTACAATTTACATGTATTTTTTTTAAAATTGTTTGTTATTTATTTTTACGATGTAAATAAATCTTTAAAATAAAAATCTTCACCACTTATGGTAGAAAAAATACAAAAAAAAAACTCTAATATAGTATAATGGCGAACGCCGCAACTCAATTATTTATTAATGCCCCTCTCGTAATCAACCAAAATACCAATGTTATTGGTGAATATATCAATGAAGAAACTGTTAATTACGATTATGTATTTAAAATCAATGTAGCATCACTTTGTACTTCTAATATGAGTTTACTATTTAACAATGCATCATTCAGTCAAAATCTTAATAATATTGAAAATGTAAATATTAATTTAGTATTAGATAATAGTACTGTTTTTACTAATTGGGGAACTAGTTTTAATAATACTGATTTAGTTAAAGTAGTTATGGCACAATCAACTGTTGCATTCCAAACTTTACAACCTGACACATATGAAAGTTTAGGAGATAGACTTTTAGAAATTGTTGCACATAAATTATTTGGTCATGGACAAGCAAGAGCTGCTATTAGTAATGATACACAATTTTACACTCACGATGGTGCAATTTGGGATAACTTATCTAATGCTGTATTAAATGATGACTTTAGACACGATATTTTTAACCAATATGTTGCTCTTGGTAGATATTCAGCTGAAGCCAACAGTAATGCTAATACTAATGGTACTAACCAAAATGATGTTAACAATCTTGCTGATGGTAGTAACAAATGGGTACCATTTAACTTTAATGGTTTAACTTTTGATTTCCCAATGTATGTTGCTGGTAATATGTTAACAGATAATACATTAACTAATGATGAGAAAAATCTATTACAGAATGGACCAACTATTGGAGGTACTAAATTAGTTAACGGTTCTTACAATATCCCAGTATTAGTTAAATTCCATCAATAAATATAATGCAAATTTATTTAATTTAATTAGTAAGAAATACAAAATTATTTAAGATATGTTTATAATAAATACAAAATTATTCGTTTTAATTAATTATAATAATAATATTATAATTAATGGAAAATATAATTATTAGCATTGATTCAATTTATAGAAATAAAAAAATGTATCCTAACCCAGGATCTTTTCGTTTTAATCTTAATGAAAGTTTAAAAAATATAAGTTATATAAGATTATCAAGTATTGAAATACCAACAATTTTTTATACATTTACTGCAAAATATAATAATATAAATTTTAATATTTTATTTGGTGATCAAACATTTAATATTATTATTGAAGAAGGAAACTATGATTCTGCAATAATTATTTCAGAAATACAGAGTAAATTAGATATAATAAATCAAAATTATAATACATCATTTAAAATTACATGGGATATTATTAATTATAAAATAACAATTACAAATACTACTGCATTTACATTAATATTTGACAATGACGAGGATCATCGTTCATTAGGTCATCGTTTAGGATATTTATATGATAATAAATCATATTTAGCCCAAGATCAACTTACAAAATTTGATACAGTAACAAATATTAATTTATATTTTTGGACGGCAGATACTGTTTTAGATATTACAAAAGATGATTATATATATTTAAGAATTAATGATTATGGTGTAATTTATAATGATATTAAATCACCCGGTATACTTGCTAAAATAATATTATATGATGCACAATTTGTTGTTGATACTGGTGCAAATTTTTTAACTAAATCATATCAATTTAAACAACCTACAACTATTAATAAATTAGATATTGAGCTTGTTGATAAAAGAGGAGAAATTGTTGATATGAATTTTATTAATTTTTCTTTGACTCTTGAATTAGGACAAATTTATGATAAAAATCAATATAATAAATATGATTTTCAAGTTAAATAAAAAAATATATTTATTCAGTATCAGTATTATTTGATTCAGAATCAGTATCATTATTTAAATCATTATTTGATTCATCATTATCAGTATCATTATTTGATTCAGTATCATTATTTGATTCAGTATCGGTATTATTTGTTTCAGCATGAATATCATTTGATTCAGTATCAGTATCATTTGACTCAGTATCAATATCATTTGACTCAGTATCAGTTATATCATAATTCATCCAATTTAATTTAGATTTATTATAATTT